AAGCACCACAATAGGTTTTGCCTACCTTGTTGGCCGCCATGAGAAGCCTTTGTCTAGCAAATTTGCCTGTCATGTCTTTGGCTTTGTGGAAATCGACCTGATAGCCGTAAGGCTCATAAAAAAAGATCCTGTTTGTAGACTTTTGTATGTCGATCTTAGAAAGAATTTCTACAGTTTTTTCTAGGCTCATAAAAGTTTGATATGATCGTTGATTCCTAGTTTGTTACCTGTAAGATTCTTAGTTGGCTGTCCTCCACCTCTGCTTGGTCCACCAATAGGAACGCCTGTTCCTTTTTTACCAAACTCGTCAAGAGCTTCACTAAATTTCTTCCATATAGCACCAATAGATTTTTTAGAATGCTTAATACCTGTGTCTGCTTCTAGTTTTTTCTGTAATCCTGCTTTGCCTTCTTTTTTAGCAACATCCATCAATTCACGTTCATACTTTGTTTCAGCAGATTGTGCTGGATCAAACAGTTCTGCACGTTGAAGCATCTTGCCTTGCTTAGAAGGTGCATTGGAAGGAGTTTGAGTTGTACTAGGATATTGCTGTTCTGACGATTTAACTAAATTTTTGGGGGCCTGTTGGGGGTCTAAGCCTGCGGTTTTGGTAGTTGTTGACTCTCTCTGAAACTGTTGCGCTCTCATGTCACGCTTTCGTTGCTCTGGAAGAGTATCTATATTTTTAGCAGGTACAGTTCCTTTACCAAGGTCTACACGTTTTGCAGTTCCCTTAAATCCTGTATTTCTTTCTGCAATACCCTGCATACGTTTAATTTCAGGGTCATTCTTAATGTTATCAGGCTCGTTTCTAAGTTCTTCTAACCAGACACGGAATTGTTCGTTGCCCCTNGCACGATTAACTTGTCCTGCTTTGGTACTGACAAAGTTATCAGATGCTACAGTCCAGGCTTTCTTATATTGCTGTAAACGAGTGCCTTCTGTTTTGGTAAAAGCTTCTCTTAGCTCACCATATACAGATTTAGCAAAAGAAAAAGCTTCTGCGTAGGTACGGAATAGGCCTTGCTGGGATAAACGTATAGCAAGTCTTTGTGCTTTGATTTGGGATTTCTTAATCGTAGCCATCAGTTGATATGTTGGCTAGATTCTCCTTCTTGACTTGTAGCGAGTGCTATCTTGGTAAGTTCTTCTTTCTCTTTAGCTTTGGCTTTGCCTAAAAGTAAGTCTGCTTTGTCTTTACCTACAAGCATTTGAAGTTCCGCTTCTAACTCAGGTATCGACTTAGCATCTTCTTCTATAACCATCGTATCTTTGGGTTTAAATCCACCACGATCCATAATATCTTTAGATGCTTGCAAACGAACAGTATCAGAATCACTACTATTCATAAGTTCGATCAAGGTTCCAAAGGCTACAGGTGCTTTATCTACAAATTTCTCTTGCATACGCTTAGAAATCTCTCTGGATAACTCTCTTTTCAGCTTCCAGGCTTGATTTACGATGGTATGAGAGTTTTTGTAACCTGCATTGACAGCAGATTGTACTGCATCACCAGATTCGCAGTAAAATTCTATAAATTTCTGCTGTTTTTCGGTAATCATTAGGCTTTTCTCATCCTTTTTTTAATCATTTTGTTCCGCTTTGCGGTTTTTTCAGACTTTTCAAAGTCTTCTTTGCTAGGCGCACCTTCATCTCCAGGTTCTCTCATTTTTTCTCCAGAACCCTGCTCGATTCTTTTACGCTTTTTATGAATATTCTCGTAAAGTCCAGCCATATTAGTATTTTTTGCTTGCTTTTCTAAGTCGTTTTTTAAATGCACTACTCTGTAAAAAGTTTACAGAAGGTAAACGCTTGTTTGCTTCGGAAGGTGTACCCATGTGAATCCCTGCTTCCTTAGCATTGCTTGCTTCTCTGCCTACAAGTTTATTTAATTTCTTTTTTTCTTCCGTAGAAAAAGTCTTTTTGTACTCTAATGCAGATGCTTGTAAGTCTTGGTTGTCTGTTTTACCTCTTGCTCTGTCTGATAAAAGCTCTACACCACCTTTCTGCATAAAATCACGCATATCACTAGATATGTTGTCATCACCCATTACAGATTTAGTGCCGTATTTCTTTGACCTTTTACCCAATCGATCCAATACAGAACTCTGTTCTGCTCTGGTTCGTCTGTCTACGAAAATATCCATGTTAATCCTTTTTGCTGTTGAGGTATTTCAAGAATCGCTTCTTGTAGTACGTAAACTTCTCAGCTATCGGCATAAAACTCAACTGTGAAGATGTAGGATTCTTCTTGCGCTGTTTCATGCGCTTAGAGTGCATCTCATAATCTTTTCTTGGGTGTGACTTTACCTTGCCACTATCTCCGTAGGCGACTTTAGCCATTACGCCCTCGTATACATTTTGCCGACAACAAAATCACGCTGAACACCTTTCTTAGCATCTCGTCTCTTTTGAAAGATTTCCTTCAATACCTTATTACGCATATTAAATATATACTTCTCAACTCCTGGTTTTTCAAGATCCTTTATCGGCTTGTATTCTTTTTTCTGAACAGGTTTGTATTTTGTCCTGTCAGGCTCAGACGTTTTGTATTTAATCGTTTTCCTTGCTGTGCTTAAAGCAACCTTCATCTTTTGAGGAATTACGTTCTTAGGCTGTCTTTTCTTATTTAAGACCTTATCTACAATCTTTGTTGTAGGTAAACCTATATGCGATGGAACAAAAGGAACTTTACCAGACTTAATGGCATGATAAGCCGTATCAGTTAGGCTCTTTACTGGTGTTTTTTTACGAACACCTGTTAAAAACGTGGCTGTGTTGCTTGTTTCTGACATTAGTAAGTTTTGCTAGAGGTTCCAGGTGTCCCTTTCATGAGTCTACGCTTCATCTCTTTAAAAATATAGCTCATTCCACCTGCTTTGCCACCAGAAAGAAGTTTTTGCTTACCTTTAGTCCTAAACTCCATTTCTAAGTTGGTGTGTGGCATCGTCTCTTTTAAGAACTGCTTGTAACGGCCTTGACCACTTAATGTGACTTTATCCTTCACCTTTGGCGCAACTTCCTTAACAAGACTTACATTCGTCTTATAAGACTTCTTTGTGCTTTCAGATGCAGGTATCGGATTTGGGTAATTCCGTTTTTGACGGACATTGTGAAGTTTGACTTTATATTCTGGACTACTCATTGCTATCTCCTATTACTACTTAATTACTCCCAAAATAGAGAGAAGGAAGGTCTACAGAGTAGACCAACGCTACTTTTGTACCCCCCTACCCCTTACGGAGATTTATATCAGTACAGGGTACGGCTATCAATTTCATTGCAGACAAATAGACATGCAGTCATGTGTGTAGGTAGTGATAACGTACTTCCAGACAATTAACCATAACAGGTATGTTAACTCGTTCTTACCTATACTTACAGCACGTATGACTGGTGATGTAATCATTCAGTTCATGAGTGCTTGGTAGTTATTATAGAGAAGTGGTTAAAGTCACAGTCAAGACAATAATGCATAGCATTGATATTGTTGTCTTTATTNCGGCTTACAACACCACATTTGTATCAGTTTTATGCAGTACAAGCGCAAGTTCTTGCCACCACAAGATGTGTGCCATTCGTTCCTCATGTCACAATCTTTGTTGTCATGTCACTTGCAAACTCCGTGTGTTTCTTAGTCGGCAAACTTCATTATCTCGCTCAACAAGGTCCAAACCCTTCTTTCTTATGAAAGGGTTTGTCCTCTTGTCTATAACAGGCAANGTCAAACTTGTGCTTCTTGTAGTTCATACAGGTGTATGTGCTATGTAGAGAAGTACGTAATGCTAATGCCTAACTAAAAGGAACGATATGGCGAAGCAAATCAACAAAATGTTAAAACAAGAACTCGTTATGTACATCGTAGATGCTACACACGAAACAGAACATGAGAGAACGCCTAGTGAACTCACCGTGATGTTGAAGAAAGATTTAGTAAAACTGGCTGAACAGATTTACGCACAGTCCTTACAGGAAGAGCCTGCGGATGTACCTGTAGAGAAATTAGATGCTGGTAATTCTAATTACTTTCACATGCACTTTCAGGCTGGCTTTCAGAAGAAGCTACAGGATGGCACAGAACTACCACAGGATTGGGGTTGTGCAGTTACGTTTCGCAAACTTGACGATGGCAAATGGGTTTGTCACAAGTCCAGTACACGTAACTTAGCCTGGATGACGAAGCCGAAAGTTGTTTATGCAGGTCGCTATGAGCCTGGAGTAGAACGTGAGGTTATCTCGGTAACTGAAAGAGATATTAAAATGTTGAAATACTGGCTGACATCTGGTCGGTATGGCAAAACAGTATCTCAGTATTTTAGTAACAGCGAGTTGCCAGAGTATGATAAGTGCGAGGTTGGCAAACCGATGTACACAGACGAAATGCAATCACGTGCGGTAGTTCAGGTGAAACAAGGCGAAGCCATTCCATTCTGAACACCACAACAAAGTAAAAACCCCCTGTTCGTTGTGTGGGGGTTTTTCCTT